CAACCAGAAAAAATAGGTGGCTATACAGCTATTGGACAAGAAACTATTTCTGGACCAACACGTGCTCAACATACTTGGACAGATTTAGAAGGAAATAGATACGCAGCACTTGGTACTTCAAAAGCTCTATATATTTATTATGAAGATAAATTTTATGATGTAACACCTTTAGCAACAGCTTTAACAGGAGCAACTTTTACATCTACAAATGGATCTAACACAGTTACAATAAATAAAACAAGTCATGCTTTAGATGTTGGAGAATATGTAACATTTACTTCGGTTACTTTACCAGGTGGTGGAGCTACAGGTTTTACTGTAGCTAATTTTCAAGATTTAACTTATGAAGTTTTAACTGTACCAAATGCAAACAGTTTTACAATTCAAATGCAAACAAATGAATCTGGTTCAGGCATGACTGCAGCAGGATCTGCAAGCATTAATGCTTACGAAGAAATTGGTCCTACAATACAAACATATGGTTATGGTTGGGGTACTAGTACATGGGGTACAGTTGGTTGGGGTTCTGGAACAACAAGTTCTACAGTAATACTTGATCCTGGAACATGGTCTTTAGATAACTTTGGACAACAATTAATAGCAACAGTTAAAGATGGTAAAACATTTGTATGGAATCCTGGAGTTTCAAATCCTTTGGAACAAAGAGCAGTAGTTATGACAGGCGCTCCAACGGCATCAAGATTAACAATAACATCAGACAGAGATAGACATGTAGTTCATTTTGGAACTGAAACAACAATAGGAGATACTACAACGCAAGATCCTATGTTTATTAGATTTAGTGATCAAGAAAACTTTAGTGTTTATCAACCAACTTCAGTAAATACTGCTGGAACATTTAGACTTGATACAGGTAATAAGATTGTAGCAGCTGTATCTGGTAAAGATTATAATTTAATTTTAACTGATCAAGCAGCATATACGATGCAGTTTGTAGGTCCACCATTTACTTTTTCTATAAGACAAGTTGGATCAAACTGTGGGTGTATTGGACAACACGCTACTGTATATGCAGATGGTAAAGTATTTTGGATGGGGGCAGGGGGAGGATTTTTTGTATTTGACGGTACAGTTAAATTACTTCCGTCACTTGTAGAAGATTTTGTGTTCACGACCACCGGAACAAATGTAGGAATAAACTATTCTTCAAATGAAATTATATATGGTTCACACAATTCTTTGTTTAATGAAATTGTGTGGTTTTACCCATCAGGTACTCCTTTAGGTAATCCAGCGGTTCAAAACAATAGAGCTGTAGTTTATAACTATGTAGAAAATAGTTGGTCTACCATGTCATTAGCTAGAAGTTCATACGCAGATGCTAGTACTTATGATGTGCCTTATGCAACTGAATATTCTTCTAGTGGCACTCCAACAATTTCTAATTTAAGTGGTGCAACAAATACTTTTGGAGCATCTACTTATTATGCTCATGAAGTAGGTAATAATGAAATAGCATTAAATGGAACAGAAACAGCTATACCTGCGTACATACAATCAGGAGATTTTGATTTACCTACAGAAGGAGATGGAGAATATATGTTAAGAGTAAGTAGATTTTTACCAGATTTTAAAAACCTACAAGGTAATGCAATTGTCACAATATTTTTAAAAGAGTTTCCTGTTGATACAGGATCTTCATCTCAATTAGGGCCATTTACTATTACTTCTAGTACACAAAAAATAGACACAAGAGCTAGGGGTAGACTTGCAAATATTAAAATACAAAATAATGCTGTTGACGAAACTTGGAGATTTGGTACATTTAGAGCAGATGTAAACCCAGATGGAAGAAGATAATGGCTAAGATAAATGTATATGTACCAGAACCACCACAAGAATATAGTGTGGAAGGATTTAGACAAATAAACCAAGGTCTTGCAACTATTGAAAATCAATTAAATACTTCATATCAACAAGACTTGAAAAACGAACAAGATTCGTTTAATTACTTTATGCAATGACAATAAGATATAAAAGCGAAACATTTGATTTAACAACTACTAACGTTACACCAGTTTTAACGTGCCCTAGTGATGCAACTATTATTGTAAAAAGTATACAAGCAGTGCATGACACTGCAAGTAATGTTGATACTCATGCAATAGTAACTAAATCAGGTGGATCTGCTGTAAAAGTATCTTATTCAGAACTAAATAAAGCAACTGTAAATATGGTTAAAGGGTCTCTTAATTTAGAAGCTAGCGATATCTTATCTATGCAAGCAGGTGCAGCTAATGAAATTACTGGTATTGTAAGCTATGCTTTGATAGATCGTTCACAAGAAAATGGCTAGAAAATTTAAAGACTTTGTTGAAAGAGATAAACCTAGAAAGAGACCTAGAAGACACACTAAGAATCCTAACAAAAAAAAGAAGTTGCAGAATAATAAAAAATATAATAGACAAGGACGGAGACAAAAATGAGTGATATAATTAAATTACCAGCAGAAGCAAAAGAAATAGTTAAACACAAAAGAACAGGTAAAGTTTATGCTAATAAAGATGAGTTTGATGCTGATGTTGCTGATCCCAATACTGATACTACTGTGGATGATTTTAGACAAGACCTTGAAATAAAGGTTACTAAAGTTACTATGGGGGCAGAAACCAAAAAGTAATGCAGCCCAGAGGAGCCACAGAGCTACAAATGGAAATGCTTCAAAAGCATGTTTCCAAAGAACTATTAGATCAAGTACAGATATGTACATCTATACCAGGTAAAGTTCCGATAGATCCAGATAAATTAAATATTTTATGGCAAAAAAATTCTTGGGATCAACCTAACCTTCAAAAATTTTTTAAAGATAAGTCACGACACCATGAATACGATTGGTATGTTTTTAATAGTCATTGGAATTATGAAAAATTTAGATATGCTTTTGACATACCTACAGAAAAATCTGTAGTGATAAAAAATGGTGTAGATAGTTTTCCTAATAGAAAAATATACAAAAGAGGTCATGCTATTAAACTAATACATCATTGTACTCCTTGGAGAGGTTTAAATGTTTTATTACGTGCCATGCAAGAAATTGAAAATCCTAATATAAAATTAGATGTTTATAGTTCATGTAAAGTTTATGGATCTGAATTTGAAAAAAATACAGAAAAAGATTTTGAATCATTATATGAACAAGCTAGACAATTACCTAATGTAAACTACATTGGATATAAATCTAATGAACATATACGAGAAGTAATGCCTAGTTATGATATGTTTGTGTATCCATCCATATTTGAAGAAACATCATGTGCATCAGCACTTGAAGCATTAGCTTCTGGTGTACACGTTATTACTAATAACTATGGAGCTTTGTATGAAACTTGTGCAGAGTGGCCTGTGTATATTAATTATTCAACAAACTATGAACAGATGGCAAAAGATACAGCAGGAGCAATTAACATAGCTGCTGATTATTTACATGAAAGTTTTATGCAAGAACATTTAGAAGAACAACAAAAATTTTACAAAAGATTTTATAACTGGGAGAAAAAAGGCATAGAATGGACAAACTTTTTGAAAGGAGCTTTGAGTGAAAGAAACAATAAATAAAGATACATACCAAACATTAAAAGAGGTTGAGGTAAGCCCATACGAAAAAGCTTCTACTCCTATGTGGAAACGGGACACCGGACAACCAAACCATAGTATAATGATTTGTACTCCTTGTCATAGTGATGTGACTATGCATTACACACAAGCGTTATTAGAATTACAACAACTTTGTATTAAAAAAAGAGTTAAGATTACATTTACTTTATTAAAATCTTCTTTAGTAACTCAAGGGAGAAACTTATGTACTTCAGCTTTCTTAGAATCTAGTTGTACACACATGTTGTTTGTAGATTCAGATATATATTTTAAAGCAGAATCTATTATTAAAATGTTAGATTTAGATAAAGAATTAATATCTATTCCTTACCCACTTAAAACAATGATGTGGGATAAGCTTTATGAGAAATGGAATAAAGGTGAAGTTAAAAACCCTGGAGATATACATAGATGGTTAAATACTTATCCTATGAAAGTAGAAAACCCTGAAAACATTAAATTAGATAATGGTGTTATGGAAGTTACACATAGTCCTACAGGATGTATGTTAATAAAAAGAAGTGTGTTTGACAAAATGATTGACAAGTATCCAGATAAAAACATAGTTCAAAAGACTGTTATAAATGGTGAGTATGTAGATAGACCTAACCTATGGAACTTTTTTGATTGTATACATGACCCTGAAACTAAAACTTACATGGGTGAAGATTTTTCATTCTGTAAGCTTTGGAAAGACATAGGAGGTAAATGCTATGTCTATGTCAATGACCCTATTATACATGTAGGAGAACACCAATACGAAGGGTGTTTTCTTGATGAGTTGAAACTAGCCAAGTAAAATGATATTATTATCCATATTTAAAAGAATAAATTATGGATCCATTTACACTAGCACTAGCCACATTTGGCGTACAAAAACTTCGAGGAAAATCAACTAAAAGATCTTTAAGAGATGCTTTAATAGTTGGAAGTTTAGGTCAAGTAGGTGGTATGGCAGGTGTTGGTGGACTATCAGCATTTGGTCAAACAGGAGCTAACACTTTAGCAGGATCTACATTAGGAGCACAGTTTGGTAATACAGCTACTATGACAGGAATAAAAAGTTTATTTCCACAGATTGCGGGAAGTCAAGCAACAAATGCAGCAAACATTGCAAGTTCAGGAGCTGATCCAGGAACAGCAGCAGGTTTAGTTGGTAACGAAGGAAGTTTTTTATCTAATATGATTCCAAAAACTACAGCAGGTAAAGTTGCATTAGGTTCAGCAGTTATTCCTTTACTTGGTGGTATGGGTGGTGGAGATGATATGTCAAACGTTCCGCCAGGCTTTAATAAAAATTATCAAAAACTTATGGAGAGTGGTTTTGCAGGAGGCCCTACAGGTTTTCAAACTAGAGCATACAATGCAGATGGAAGTTATTCAGATACTCCATTAGAAGATAAAAATACTTATCAATCAGTAGAAGCAATACTAGGCGAAGAACAACAACCTACAGGATTAAAAACGGGTGGTATTGCTAACGTTGCAAAATTTAATACAGGTGGACAAGCACTGCCTTCTAAATTTAGTCATGATGAAAAAGATTATAGCAACTATGTAAGAGCTCATGGTTTTGTTGAAGACGGAGCTGGTATGGGTAATGACAATGAAGATACAATGTTAGCTCAATTAGCTGATGGTGAATTTGTTTCTAGATCTGCAGCTGTAAGAGGAGCTGGTATTATTGCAGGAGCAAGTCTTTCAGACAAAGAAGATCAAAGAAAAAAGGGTGCTGAGTTTTTTTACGAACAACAAAAACGTTTTAAAAGAATTATGGATATTTTAGATGCAAGTAGAAAAGACAACTAAAGCTAACGTAGAAGTATTAACTATTAAGCCAACTGAGATAGATACCTTTTGGCCTTTAGTAGAGTTTCTTATTGCAGAAGCATTAAAGTTTAGTGGTCAATATGCTGACGCTAAACATATAAAAAAATTATTAAAACAAAACATAATGCATTTGTGGGTTATGTTTGGAACAGATGACGATGGAGAAAACAAAGTATTTGGTTGTTGTACTAGTAGATTTTTTGATAATCCTAATTTTAAAGAACTACAAGGATTAATATGCACAGGTAAGAAAATGCATTTATGGTCTGATAAATTAGTGCAAACACTAGAAGAATTTGCGAAAGTAAATAATTGTAAAAGAGTAACTGCATTAATGAGACCTGGCTATAAAAAAATTATGAATAAATATAATTGGAAAGTTAAACACTATGAATTTCAAAAGGAGTTAAGTAAATGAGTATCTTCGGAGGCGGAGGTGGTGGAGGCGGCGGAAGCCAACCTTCAACTACTACACAATATATAAGAGAAGCACCTGGTATAGAAGAAAGAAAACTTGGTTTGATGGACATAGCTTCATCTCTTGCACAAAAACCAGTTACTATTCCTGAAATTCAAGTAGCACCTATGGGTGCTTTAGAACAACAAGGTATTACAGCTTCTGGAATTACAGGTGTTGGACAACCAACTGTTAGCTCTGCAGTATCTGGAGTACAAGGAGCAATGGCACCTGTAGGTGCTCAACAAATATCTCAATTTCTAAATCCTTATCAGTCTTATGTAACAGATGAGATTGGTAGACAAGGACTAATGATGCAGAATAAATTAGGAGCAAATGCAATTAGCTCAGGTGCATTTGGTGGAGGACGTGAAGGAGTTCAACAAGCAGAACTTCAAGGAAGAACTTTATCGGCAATGGGTCAAGCGCAAGCTCAAGGTTTTAATACTGCATTAGGTGCAGCACAGAACCAACAAAGAATAGGATTACAAGGCGGTCAGTTGTTAGGTGCATTAGGTCAACAACAACAAAACATGGCACAGTCAGACATTAATCAATTAATGGCTGCAGGTGGATTGCAAAGACAGTTAGGTCAACAAGCATTAGATGCACAAAGACAAACTACGTTACAAAGAGAGTACGAGCCTTATCAAAGAGCTGAGTTCTTAAAAAATATCTATGCTGCGGGACCAACATCTCAGTCTGCAGTAACACAGGTTACAACACCAGGATCTAGTGGTAATCCTTTAGCACAAGCTGCAGGAGCTGGACTTGGTGCATACGCAACTTACTCAATGTTGAATAAAAACCCAACGGCTGCGGCGATGGCCATGGGCAGAACAGTATAGGTAGTTTAATGGATAAGACATTAAACAGACCTCTATTTAAAAAAAGAGCACAAGAGATTCATCAACAGGTAAACCCTAAACAAGTACCTAAATTTTTTCTTGGTGGAATAATGCAAGCAGGTAATATGATTAGAGCAGGTGCTGCTCCAGTCTATAGATATCTTGCTCCTAAAGTTTCTTCATTTATGAATAAACCTGCAACACAAACAGGTATAGTTGGTTTAGAAGGTTATGGTATAGGTGTTGGATCTCAAGATATGGCGCAAGGTGTTGTTGAAGGAGATACAGGTAAATTTTTACAAGGTGCTGCCTTAGCTGTGCCTGGTGCTGCTTTCTTACCATCATCTGCAAAACGATCCGGTATACAAGCTTTAAGAGAAACAGGAGAATATTTATCTCCTAGAATGACAGGAGCTGCACAAGCTTTAGTTAGAAACCCTGGAAAGACTGCCATAGGTTCTATTGGTACAGGTGTTACAGGAGCTTACATCTCTCCAGATGCTATTGCTCAAGCAAAACCTGCGGAAATGTCTAATGAAGATTATGCAAAAGATATTCAAGAAAGATTAATATACAAAGAGAAGCCTGAATATAAACCTGATCCTAAAAAGAAAGTTACAGAAAATTTAAAAGAGTATAAAGAAAGTACAAAAGATTTTAAACCATATGCTATTGGTATTGAAAACCCACTAACAGAAGGTGAGAAAGCATTAGATGCACAGTTAAAAACTGTAGCTAAAGTAAAAGAAGTTGCAAATAAATTAGGTGTAGATCCTATTGAAGCAACTGATGAACAATTAAAACAAATATCTATTGAGTCTAATGTAGATTTAAGCACTTTAAAAACTATGGTTGGACAAAGAGATGAGGGTGCTGTAACTGCAGATAATATGCCATCACCTAATAATGATGGTGTTCCTGTAATAACAGGTAATGAAGGTCAAGCTGAAATTCAACACATGATAGAGAAAAGAAAAAGAGATGTTGCAGCAGGTAACGAGCTAGCAGGTACTGATGCTTTATCAGGTCAGTTCTTACAATTTAAAAATCAAATAAATAAAATGACTGGTACAAACAATGATAATCTAAACAATTTGTTGATGATGAGAGTTGCAGGACAGTTGTTGTCAGGTAAGTCTCCTGAAAAAGGTGTTAGAGGTTTTCTAGATATAGTAGGTCAAACAATGGGATCTACAGCTGACGCTATGATTGGTCTTAAATTAAAACAACAAGATTCAGATATGAAGCTAGCACAAGCTTTCTTAAAAATGAAATCAGATAAAGCTAAAGGTGCGGGAATGTTAACAGGCGGAGATAAAACAGTTAGAGTATCTGACCCAAGCGTACCAGGTGGTTTTAGAAATGTCAGAGTATCTTTAGGTAAAGATAATAAATATTACACAAGACAATACGATCCTAACACAGGTCAACAATCTTTTTTACCTGCAGATTTTACAGGGACTGATGTAAAAGAGAATACAGAGAAATTAAACAAAGCTCTTATGGGTCTAGAAGACAATAGACGTGGTGGTAAGATGGTAGAGTTTGTAATTAAAAATGCAGGAGAAGGTGGTACTAAAGCTGCTCTAGGATTATTAACTGAGGATGCTTTTGGTACATTAGACTTTTTTGCAGGTGGTAATGTAGGTGGAGATAGCTCTGTTATTGATGATCAAATCAGAGCAGAGATGGCACAAACTACAGGTAGAGAGGGATTAGACTTTAGTGGTGGCAAGGTAAATATATTTGCAAAAGAATCTGACAACATGACTAAAAGATTTAATTCAGATTTAGAAGATGCTAAAGAAAATGGAGCAGAACGAGTTGAAAAACAATTAAAGAAAGCTGGAATCATTGCTAAAAACTACCGACCAACGGAAGACGAATTAAGAAACTACACTAGACTTGCTTTGATTGAACAACGTATGAAGTACATTGTTGCAAACGCAAACAAATCAGAAGACAGATTAACACAAAAAGATATTGATAACGCTGCTAAACGTACACAGATTATTAAATATATTACTTCACCTAGAACTATTAGACTAAACTATGAACAACTAAGAGAAGAATTTGCAGAAAAAGCTGGCAGTTATTTAAGTCAATATAAACTAAATGGTGGAGAAGAATCTTATATTCAAGATAACTTTATGGACATCCCTGGTGTTGCTTTACAATACCAAAGAAAAAACAAAGACTTTATGAGAAAACAAAACGTTACTAATCAAAAAACTAGACAAGATATATTAAACACAATACCAATTGGAGGTTAATAGTGCCTACTATTAAAGAATTACAAACTGCTATTAACGAAAAAAACCTAGACACTAGAAAGTTAAACGCAGAACAGATGCAAGCTCTTGATGCTGCTTTTGATAGTGGTGAGCTTACAGGTTACGATAGTATACAAGACTACGATAGATTAATTAACTTAGGTGCAAAAAGTGTAGCTATTGGTAAAGAACAAAAATTAGAACCATTAAAAACATCAACAGGATTAGAAAGAGGCGATCTTGTATTTGCAGGAGCTGCCTCTATGTCTATGGTTCCTTATTACATGAACAGAGATCAATTAATGAAAGCTTTTGTGCAAAGCGGATTTAAAGATAGGTTTGGTGTAGATATGCGTAACGCAGAGATGTTTGGCATGTATCAAAAAAGATTTACAGCTTTAAGTGATGCTGTTAAAAAATTACCTACTGTAAGAGGTAGAGCAGGTTTACCTGTAAGAATGTTAGGAAGCTTAGCAGGTATGGCAGACAACACTATAGATTTTTTTAAAAAATTAAAAAGGTATGGTGCTACACCAGCATTATCTACAGAAGCACAATCTTCATTATTGGCTGCAGGTGGAGCAGGTGCAGGTTCTATTTTATATAGTATAGGTAATTTAGGTTCTGATTATGTAGGAGCTACTTCTCAAGACTTAGCTAACCTTACTGATAATGATATTAGAAAATTACCTTTTGCACAAAGAGCTTTATACAATGGATTAAATGAAGCTTATAATGATCTGCTTTGGGCAGGTGGTGCTATGTCTTTAATACCTTTAGTTAGATTTGCTGGAAGAGAAACATTAAAACAATCATTAGGATTAAATTCACAACAATCAAAAGCTATTGCACAATCGTTTGAGAGAATGGGAGAAAGACCTAACGTTGCAGCTTTAATACCAGGAGAAAATGCTTTTCAAAATTTCTTTAAAAAATTCTTTACAACTATTGGTGTATATCCACTTGTTAGTGGACCTTTAACTAAATTTAATAAAGAGTTTAATCAAAGATTATCTAATGAAGAATTTTTAGCTACAGTAGATAATTTAAATATGGCACCTGGAAGTAATCAAAGTATTATGAATTATGCAGGTATTAATGAAATTAAAAAAGAGTGGAAGAATGTTTGGAAAACAGTAGATACTGAATACGGTAAAGTTAGAAAACATTGGGAAGAAATAGGTAACCCTAAAATGATTCCAACAGCAACTATTAAACAAGAGACAGAAAGATTAATGACTCAAATGAAAAATGAATATCCTAGTACTTATTCTTACAGTGGTGCTTTTGATAATATGCAGAAAGGTGCAAGAGATCTAACACCTGCTGATGATCCTTTAGTACAGTATATACAATTCCTTAATGATATAACAAGAAATGATAAGTATATTAGAATGAGTGATTGGTCTGGTTTATCTAGAATGCAAACTGCAGCATATACAGGAACTAAATTTAAAAATGTTAAACCTCAAATATTAGTTATTAGAAATGCTATGGAAAAAGATTTAAACAGTATGCAAGAAGCGACTGTTAGAACTAATTTAAAAGATAAAATATTTGCGGATGAATATAAAAATATATTAGATAGTGAAGGACCACAAGCAGCAGAAGCGTTTATAGATAAACAAATAAGAGTAGCTAATTCTGGTTTCAATCAATTAAAAGAAGCAAATGCTTACTACTCATTAGTCCTTAGACCTTTTAGTACAAACAAAGTAGCAAGACAATTGTCTGCGGTAGATGCTAAAATATTTGCAGACAAAGGTATTGAAATGCAAGGTAATGCGGGTATATACCCTGACCAAGTATTCGATAAAGTTATTAGAAGAGTATTAGATTCAGATAGTCCTGACGCTATTAGACAATTAAAACAAGTATTAGGAGTAACTAAATCTAGTTATGAAGTATTGGGTAAAGATGGCCAAGTTAAAAGAACTATACAAATACCTAAAAGCAAAGAGTCTCAAGAAATATATGACAGATATGTAAGAACTTTCTTTTGGGATTCTTGGAATGAAGCAATGACTAACCCTCTTAGAGATCATAGATCTTTATCTGCACAAGCGATAGCTGCTCAAGCGGTTAAAAAAGGTTTTATTAATAAAAGAATATTTGCTTTAGATGATGCAACAGAACAAAGAGTTAGAGCTAAAACAAAATTAAATGAAACAATAGACGTCACTGAAGTAGATGGAAGAGTGTTTACACAAGGAGATAGTATAGCTAATTTAAATGATGGTGTAATTAGAAATCATAACTTTGGAGAATTTGATACCAATAAGTTTGTAAAAAATTTAGGTTTAGACAAACCTCAAGGAAAAGACAAAATAAGAGAAATGTTTGGTGGTGGCGCTCAGGGAGAAAAAGCATTAAAAAGAATAGAAGATATTATACAAATGAAAAGAGCTTTAGATTTAGTAGAATATACAGATCCTTCTAAGTTCGTACAAAGATCTATTACGTTAAGAGCTGGTTCTTCTGGTGGTATTATGGCAGGAGCAACAAGTGCTGCATTTGGTTTTGGTAATACATTAAAATTAATTTTAGGAAGTAGATTACTTGGAGGTATTTTAACTGATCCAAAAAGAGCAGAAAATTTAATGGAAATGAATAAGTATATGAGGTTTATGACAGATGATCCAAATAAAATAGCCTTAAAACCACAACTAGCTCCTAGAATAGCTAATACATTTACTAGATTTATTAATGGTGTGATGGAAGCAGAAGGTGATGACTTTAGAGTAGATCCTGATAATATTGATTTTGAAGAAATAAGACAAAAATTACAAGAGTTAGATCCCAACATTCCTTTGACAGTAAGTTATGATTTTGGTTCTATGCCTAAATTTACTAGAGACAGAATATACCCTGAATTTGAAATGATGAAAAAACTACCTGCATCAGCACAAAGAGCAGGTAACGAATTTCTACAAGGAGCTAATTTAATGGCATTGCAAGAACAAAAGTTTGAAGAGATGGCTGAAGGTAAAGAAATGTTACCGCAAAGCACACAACCACAAAACATGGGTGTGCCTCCTACAAATACTCAACCACAAGCGATGACACCACCACCGACACAGAACACCGGCCAACAACAAGCGCAACAATACGCAACATTGTTTCCACAAGATACGTTAGGCCAGGCAGTAGCTACAAGACAATTTAATCAAGGTGGTTTTGTTGAAGATATATACAACCAGGTAGACGAGGTTCTAAATGGTTAAAAAAACTACAGCATTACAAAGAATAGAAAGTCACGAGAAGCTGTGTCGTATCATGCAAAAACAAACATTTGAACAAATAAAAGAGATGCAAGAAAGAATAAAAAGAATAGAATATTGGATTGTTGGTGGTATGGGAGCTGTTCTTTTAGCTTTACTTTTAAATATGATGAAGTAATAGTATGGAATGAAATTTATAGAAAATGACAATACTTTTTCATTAACCGAATTTGAATTAATACAAAAATATCCTTACAAAAAATACTCAAGAGCAGCAGATCCTGAAACAGGTAAACGTATGTACTCTGTAGATGGTAAAAAATTACCTAGTGTAACAACTATATTAGGAGCTACTAAGGACCAAGAATCAATAGATGCTTTGGCCAGGTGGAGAGAAAAAGTTGGTGAAGAAGGTGCAGAAAGAATAAAGAATGAAGCCTCTGCTATGGGCACTGAAATGCATTTAGTTATAGAGAAATATATTGAAGGAGAAGGATACCTAAACCTTACAGAAAAAGGCAATCGTGCAAGAAAAATGGCGCACACTATATTGAAAAACTTAGATCCTTTATCACAAGTTTGGGGTAATGAAATAAGTTTAGCCTATCCAGAAAAATATGCGGGAGCTACAGACTGCGTGGGGGTCATGAATGATAAGCCCACTATCTTTGATTGGAAACAAACTAATAAACCCAAGAGGAGAGAGTGGAGCGCAGTACAAGATTACTTTACACAGTTAGGTGCTTATAGTTTAGCACATGAATCTATGTATGGAGAGATAGAACAGGCTAAGATATGTATGTGTTCTAGAGATTTTAATTATCAAGAATTTACTATTGAAGGCCAGGAACTAAAAGACTACCAAGGGAAATGGTGGGAAAGATATGATAAATATCTTGAAACAATTAAGTAAGCCATTCTTTAAATTCATCACCTAAAGTTTTAATAGCTAATTTATTTTTATTAGACAAAGAAGAAATAATTCTTTCATCAATTGTACCTTTACATATTAAGTCTGTGTACAACACTCTGTGTTTAAGTCCTGATCTATGTGCTCTATCTTCTGATTGTCTTCTATGTTCAAAGTTAAAACTATTAGAAAAATAAATAATATTCTTAGCCTCTGTAAGAGTTAAACCAAAACCACCTGTTGCGGGATTACCTACAAAGAATCTGCAGGTATCGTCTTCTTGAAACTTCTTTACTGCTTCAGCACGTTTAAGAGTATTTACAGCTCCGTAATTAGATACAACAGAATACACTCCATACTTTTCTTGTAAAAATTTTATTATAGACTCTATGTTATATATGTAGTTGGCCCATATAATTACCTTACCTTCTGATTCTTCTATAATATCTGATAGTGCATGTAGTTTAGGATTCTTAAACTCTTTAAGTTCTCCATCATTTGTTTTGACAAAACCATTACAGACCTGGTGTAATTTTATTATCTCAGTTAGTTTATTATTATATGACACAGCTTCATCTTCTATAATAGCTATTGCAGCTATTCTTAATCTTTCATAAAAATCTTTCTGTTCATCATTCATATCTATGTATCGTTTAGAGTATAGTTTAGGTGGTAGATCTAGACATTCATCTTTAGTTACTCTGTAAGAGAACTTACTTAATTTATCTTCTAGTTCATCAAGATGTACATAGTATTTAGGTATCTCTGTATATTTACCATTACCAAGATCTAGTCTGTGAGTTACACAATATCTATTTCTAAACGTAAAATAAGAAGAAAATCCTAGATGTGTACCATCTAGAAAATTACATTGTGTGTATAAATCTAATGGTGATTTAGTTACTGGCGAACCTGTAAGTATTCTTTTGTATTTAGAATAATCAGATAATTTTAAAACGTTTCTAGTACGAATAGCTTTATGGTTTTTAATTGTAGTAGACTCATCTATAATAGTAAGGTTTTCTTTATGGTTGTATAAAAATTCTGTTGCACCTTTTAGTCCCCTAGAGGTTGATAAAGCCTCTATATTCATACAAAATATTTTTAATTTACCTTTAGGATCTAATGATTTTTTTAATTGTTTAGGTTTATCTATGTTCCAAGAGTATATTTCATAGTCAACATCTGGAGACATGTGTTTATTTATTTCATCAAAAGCCCATACAGTATACACTGATTTTGGTGCTAGTATTAATACTCCGGTAATATTTTTATTAATTCGTAAAAGGCCTATATTATCTATGGCAACTTTTGTTTTGCCTGTACCCATTTCCATAAAAAATGCATATGTGGGTTTATCCCATGCTTTATTTAGGCAAGTTTTCTGGTGTTCGTATGGTTGTGTTTTAAAGTTAAACAAGTTCAACATAATGATTGACATACTATTTCATTTAAGTATAAAGTCAACTTATTAAAGGAGGTCATATTTATGAACCTAGAACAACTAACAAAGATAAAAATAAAAACTAACGAAGTAACAGAGATATCAGATGCTTGTAAAAAGCTAACTTCCCAAAATAAATTAGTCGAAGCAACAAACGATCTTCTTAAAGAACAACAAGAAGAGGCTAGACGTTTATCTGAGGAAGTGATACCTACTCTAATGCAGCAAGCAGGAGTTTCATCAATAACACTTGATGACGGTACTTCAGTTGAAGTTTCACCTTACTACTATGCGAAGATCCAAGAGGCAAATAAAGACGAAGCCTTCCGATGGTTGCGTGAGAACAACCACGGGGATTTGATAAAAAATAATTTATCAGTTTCGTTTGGTAAGGGGGAAGATGCTGATGCAGTGAAACTAAAAGAATCACTGGAGAAGCAGGGTCTTGTCGTAGACCAAAAACAGGACGTTCATTGGCAAACTCTTCGAGGATTTGTAAAAGAACAAATTGAGAAGAATAAAACTATACCATCTGAAACTTTCGGATTGTATATTGCTAACCGAACTAAAATAAAAACTAACACGTAACAACTAAGAGGTAAAAAATGGCACAAGAAAAAGCCAACGCAGTTGCAACTAAGGCAACAGCACAAGCACCTATGGTTTCAAATATGGAACAATTCGCAGGTGCAGGAGCGGAGAACATCACATCAAAAGATGTGTCACTTCCGTTCTTAAAAATACTTACTAATAATTCTCCTCAAGTCACTCAAGGTGATGCGAAGTTTATTAGTGAGGCAAGACCAGGTATGGTTATTAATTCTGTTTTGAATAAGCTCTATGATGGGCAAACAGGATTTAATGCTGTTCCTTGTTTCTTTAAATTCGAATATGTTGAATGGGCTGATAGGGGCACACAGAATTCTGTTGCACCTGTTAATTCATATCCTGCTGATTCGGATGTAATGACTAAAACAACCAGGGGTGAAGATCGGAAAGATAGATTACCAAACGGTAATTATATCGAGCCTACTCACTATCATTATGTGTTAATGGTAGACGAGAATGATCAACCTACCGATACTGCTGTCATTGTGATGAAAGCTACTCAGGCTAAAAAGTCTAAGAAGTGGAATTCAATGATGCTTTCTCAAAGAAGGAAAGGTAGTAAAGGTATGTTCCAACCACCAACATGGTCTCAAATATATAAATTGAGAACTGTGTTAGAAAAGAACTCTTTGGGTTCTTGGTTTGGTTGGGAAGTTGACCATAACAAAGACATACCTAATGATGTTTTAATGAATGCAGCAATGTCATTCTATGAGACATGTAAAAAAGGTAATGCCAAGGTCAATCTTACCGAAGAACAACAAGCACAAACTGGCACAACACCATTTTAATGAGTTCACTAGATTTTTTTAGTAAACTTTTTGGTGGCTTAACGTCAGCATATGGTACTTACGAGCTCTCCGGAGCTCGTAGGTCAGATGGTAAAGCGGAAGGCAGAGCATTAACTAAGAAAGCAGAAGTTACTTTAGAACTATTTGCTAAACATCTTAAAGGAGAATTATCTTTAGGTATTGTACCTATTATGAAAGACAACAACTGTAAGTGGGGTTGTATAGATGTTGATGAGTATGACGGATTTAATCCACTTAACGTTATAAAAAAAATTAGAGATTTAAAACTACCACTGTTTCCTTACAGATCTAAGTCTGGAGGATTACATATATTTTTACATATCAATGGTGTGGTACCAGCAACTGATATGATTGATAAACTTACTAAGTTAGCTAGTAGATTAGGTCTAGCTGATTGTGAAATATTTCCTAAACAAAGAACTATAAATGTTGAGTTAGGTACGATAGGTAATTGGTTAAACTTACCTTATCAGAATGCTCACTTAACTACACGTCATGCAATAGACGACACCGGCCAATCAATACCTATAGAAAAACTAGAAGAGGCAGTTCAACCTTTTTTGGTTACACCCGAAGATTTTTACAAGATACAATTGGATGAATTAAATGACGATGACAAAGAGTTTGCTGATTACCCACCATGCGTACAAAATTTTGTTAAGAATGCAGTTAAACCAGGCGATGGTAGAAACGAAGCATTGTTTAATGTTGGTGTTTGTATGCTTAAAAAACATGGTAAAGATGGTGCGTGGGAAGATGAGTTAGGTGAAGTCAATAAGTCTTGGGGTGATGATAAGATAGATCCAAAAGAATTGAAGATAACTGTTATTAAAAGTTTAAGTGGAGACAAAGATTATAATTACAAATGCAGTTCTCCTATTGCCAAAAAATATTGTGATCAAGCTGCATGTGTAAAAAGAAAACTTGGTATTGGTAAAAAAGATTACAACTTTCATGTAGATTCTTTTCAAAAGATAAGCACTAAGCCACCTAAATATATTTTAACTATAGATAAGAAACCTGTAAGATTAACAGGCCAACAACTTTGTCAGCAACAATTATTAAAAACAGAATTATTTGATTGTGATATTGTATGGAAGACTATGAAGTCAGAAGAGTTTGGTTTGTGGTTAAACTATCTTAAATCTATTCAAACTGCTGTAGAAGGATATGACTTTACTGATGATGACAAAGATGAATTTGATTATCTATTCAGAAACTTTATAGATGATAGTCAACTTGCTGATGATATTACACAAACACAAACTGATTATGTTTTTGAAGAAGAAGGTTATTTATTTTTTAGAGCAGAGTTATTTAAAAAATTTCTAAAGAAAGATGGCAACAACTTAAAACCTTTTGAAGTAAAAGAATTATTAATTGACAATGGAGCTGAGTACATAAGACAACATAAAGAATACAAAGGTCGATTGTGGAAAATACCTAAACGAATAAAGATTGATGTTAAAGAACGTAATGTCAGCTTCAACCAACAGAGCGCACCTTTTGACCCAGATTCACAATAAAACATTTAAGATATTTGGTCCTCCAGGCACAGGGAAGACTACTAGATTAATTAAAATAGTAGAAAAACATTTAAGGTTAGGTGTGCAACCACATGAAATGGTTTATGTATCCTTTACAAACAAAGCTATTGATGAAGCAGTAGATAGAGTTCTTAAAAAATTCAAACAATATGATGAAGATGATTTTAACAATTTTAGAACTATACATTCTTTCTGTAAAAAAGAATTATCTTCATTGCCTGTACTAGATCCTAGAGTAGACATGTTGAAGTTTCATACTGATTGGGGAACTATAAGCGCTAACTTTACAGAAGACGATGCTAATCATAAAGTGTTTAATAACTGGTCGTTAAGAGTATATGACAAAGCTAGAAACATGTTGGTAGATCCTATTTCATTGTACAAGGCTGAGCCAATCAAGAAAGTACGACTACAACAGTTTACAGATATAATAAGAAACTACATAAAATTTAAAAAAGATAATAAAATGGACTTTACTGATATGGTAGAGAAATATGTAGAAGAAGTTAATCCACCATCTTACAAAGTGTTTATAGTAGATGAAGCTCAAGATTTGACACCATTGCAGTGGCAGTTTGTAGATAAGGTTGCAGCTCAAGCTAATAGAATTTATTTAGCTGGAGATGATGACCAGGCTATCTATGAATGGAATGGTGCTAGAGTTAGAAGTTTTTTAGACTTTGCAGGTAAGGTATTTATATTAAATAAATCATATAGGTTAAATGAAACTATACTTAACTTCTCTAAAGAAATACTTAAATTTATACCTGAGAGACAACACAAAGAATTTACCTCAACTAATAAATCAGAAGGTTTTATTAAGACCTACAGTAGATTTAACGAGGTTCCTTTTGATTCTTTAGAAGGAACTTGGTTTGTATTAGGCAGAGTTGGAGATAATGTCGATGAGCTGAAGGAATATGCTAGACAAAAAGGTTTATATTTCCAAGACATGCGAGGAAATAAATCGTTTAATATAAACAAATGGAATGCCATAAATCATTGGTTAACCTTACAAAAAGGAGAAACAATAACCAAAGAACAGGTAGGTGTTTTATATGATTTTATTGACGAAATAAAAAAAGGATGGAGAAAAATTGACAACAAAGCCTGGTCAGACATTCATCCTAATCAACCTTTAGATCTAGAGTTCTTGAAAAAGAATTGTGGGTTAGAGACTACAGAGAGCAATTGGTGGAAAGTCTTAAACAGAAAATTTACTGTGCGAGACTTGGATTATTTTGAAAGTATGTTAAAAAGAAACATTCAATTTAATGAAAAAGCAAAAATAATAATTGACACAATCCACTCAGTAAAAGGTGGGGAGGCAGACAACGTACTAATATATGAGAAAGCTAATTGGCCATCTAATTTTTCAACCAAAAACTTCAAAGACAAGATGGCTGAAGCGAGGGTTTGGTATACTGGTATTACACGGTCTAAGACATCCCTACATATACTCTCTACTAACCATACATATTTTTTTCCTTTGGGGCGTCTTGCATCTAATTTCAACCGGAGAACTATAAATGAGTAGCAAAGATATGTTTGACGAAGCTTTTCCAGATGGAAAGCAGGTCGGCGGGAATCATTATAAAAAATTTATTATTCAACCATGGACTTTTATTAGAAAAAATGGCTTGAATCCTTTTCAAGCAAATGTAATAAAGTATGTTTGTAGATACTTAACTAAGGGTAAAACAATTGAAGATCTTAATAAAATAAAACATTATTGTGATCTAGAAATACAACACTTAAAAGAGGAAAATAAAAATGGCTTATCTAAACGCTAATATACCAGTAATAGAATGTTGGGTTAGAGGTAATTATTTGAGAGATCAAAAAGATTCACATGATAAATATTTTGAAGTAGGAGTATTTGGTTTTAGTTCTATACCAAACAGAGTACCTTTGTTTCATTTCTTAATGGAAGATGGTGGTTTATGGTGGCGAGCACCTATTACAGCTTTCTGTACTAAACCAGGTGTAAAAGAATTACCATTAGACGAAGTAGTTATGTGGGATAGTTTTAGTTACAACGTAAGTGTTACAACTTTTTATGAACTAGCTGGTGCTACAATGCAATACACATCTAGACGTAAAGTAAAACGTAAAGGCAAATATCTTTTTACAATAGATTGGTGTGCAGGAGATTTTAATGAATTAAATTTTGGTTATGCAGAAAAACCAGATCAACATAAATGTGGTCATGTGCTTGAATTAGAAGATGGTAATTTTGCTATACAACCAAACAACAGATTAAAAATGTTTGATGCATCAATGGGTGTAGATCCATCTAAAAATTGTATTAATAGATTAGTCACAAGTAAAATATATTCTGTTGAAAATTCTGCAAAATGGATTACTGATGAACATGAACAAGGTAGCTATGATTACCAACTAAGAAATTTAGATGAAGAAAAAGATTAAGTGCGAACACGGTAAGTGTAGAAGAAGTGCTATTGTTGTTGAAAATAAAAAATTTTATTGTGCAGATTGTTATTTGTTTGCAAAAGGAATTAATTTACGTAATGTAAAGGCAATAAGCGATACAAATAATAGTCGAAGAATACATTAATGACAACTGAATTAGTATTTAATCAAACAGAATCTGATTGGAAAAGACCAGAAAGTTATCCAGACTTATCTGATAGATCTATTATAGCTGTAGACTTAGAGACTAGAGATCCTAATATTAAAACTAAAGGACCAGGATGGGCTACTAAAGATGGTGAAGTAGTAGGAATAGCTGTAGCTGCAGATGGTTTTAAAGGATACTTTCCAATAGGACATGAAGCTGGTGGTAACATGGATAAGAATATGACTTTGAAGTGGTACAAAGGATTAATGGAGAATGGTGTAGATAAAGTTTGTCATAATGCTTCTTATGATATTGGTTGGACAAGATCTATGGGTATTAAACCTGTAGGTAAAGTTTATGATACTATGATAGCTGGTGCATTAATTAACGAAGATAGATTTAGTTACTCTTTAAATGCATTGTCATTTGATTATTTAGGAGAAGTAAAATCAGAAGCACAACTAAAAGAGAAAGCAGAAGAGTGGGGCCTTGATGCTAAACAAGATATGTGGAGATTACCTGCAGGTTATGTAGGTCCTTATGCTGAACAAGATGCAGAGCTTACATTAAAACTTTGGAACAGATTTAAAATAGAAATACAACAACAAAACTTAACAAATATATTTGATTTAGAAACAGAACTATCTCCTATACTAATTGAAATGAGAGAGCATGGTATAAGAGTTGATGTCAGTAAAGCAGATTCATTAAAGAAAAATTTTATACAAGAAGAAAATAAAAGACTAAAACAAATAAAAGACATGAGTGGCCATGATGTAGAGATATGGGCAGCAGTAAGTGTAGCTAAAGCATTTGATGCATTAAAGATTCCATATGAAAGAACTGCAAAGACTAAAGCTCCAAGCTTTACAACTAATTGGTTACACAACTGTCCTCATCCATTAGCTAAACTTATTAGAGAAACTAGAGAGATGAATAAGTTTCATTCTACATTTATTGATTCAATATTAAGATATGAGCATAATGGTAGGATTCATGCTGAAATTAACCAGTTAAAATCAGACTCTGGAGGCACTGCTACAGCATATTAGAGCACTTTTCTTACCTGATGAGGGTAAAAAGTGGGGTAGCTTTGATTATAGCCAACAAGAGCCTAGACTGGTGGTACACTATGCATCTAGCGTTGATCAGGGTTTTGAGGGCTCCTATGAGCTTTTAAAGGCCTATGAAAACGATGATGCAGACTTTCACCAAGTTGTAGCAGAAATGGCTGATATACCCAGATCTCAGGCTAAAACCATCAATTTAGGTATGTTTTATGGTATGGGAAAGGCTAAATTATCTGCAGAATTAGGTATTGATATAGAACAGGCTAAAGCTATCTTGAATGCCTACAACGAGAGGGTTCCTTTTGTTAAGATGTTATCTAATAGATGTATGACTACAGCTGATAAGAAAGGTTGTGTAGTAACTATTAAAGGAAGACATTGTAGATTTGATAGATGGGAGCCTAAGACTTTTGGTATCCATAAATCTATGACTAGAGAAGAAGCTGAAAGTAAATACGAAAGAGGTTCGATTAAAAGAGCTATGACCTATAAAGCATTAAACAGATTGATACAGGGTTCAGCAGCAGATCAGACTAAACAAGCGATGATTAACTGTTACAACACCGGCCACCGGCCACTGCTACAAATACATGATGAACTTTGTTTTAACATTAATAAAGATTCCGATATAGAAGAAATAAAAAATCAAATGGAACATTGTCTAGATGATGTGCCACTTAAAGTACCTAGCAAAGTAGATCTTGCTATGGGTATAAACTGGGGTGAGGCCACATAATGGCTTCTAAACTAGATGATCTAGCGTTAGGTAAATGTCCTCATTGCGATACAGTTACCACTTTCATACCTACAAAAAAAGCAACTATTTATATTTGTGATTATTGCGAAAGCAAAGTTAGACAACATGTAAATGGTAAAGTGCATTGGTACAAATTTAGTGAAGTACCATTAGGTAAATTAGATTAATTATAATTTAGAGCGCAGTATCCTTGGGTATATTGTTAAGTTTTTTAAAGATTACTTAACTAGCAATATCTAGAAGACCTTTTTGTGCGTCTTCAACACTTTGATCATTGATCTTTTTTCTAAGCTCTTTGATCTCTATATCCATCCACTTCATATCAGGAGTTACTCTGCCTTGTGACAGTGCCTGATTCGCCCATTTGGACTCCAACTGAAGTTTCTCCGAGATTAACTTTTGTAGTGCCATCTCTTTTAACCTCCTCTAAGGTTAAGAAAAGGAAGTCACGAAGTAAAAAACCACCCGCATCCTTTTCGGTTAACTGCCCAGACTCATACTTGTTATAAAAAGAATCTAGTGCAGCTTTATCGTTCTCAGCTTCGATCTGCTCATCGTAGTAAATGTCATTCCATTTAGCTTGGATACGATAAAGTTTCATGAGACTATCTTATCAAAAAAGTGATATAAATGCAACGTGTCAATAGGGGGCAAAAGTGTTGAAAACACTAGGTTTTTAAATAGTATTGTGGGGAGTACAGTAAAATTTTACAAACATGTTGTATTTATTTACATCTTCTGATCCAATTTGTTTCATTTTATTTATAGATTCTTCATAGCCAAACATTAAACAATCATACTGTGTATCGAAAGTTTTTGGCCATTCATAGGGTTCTAAACAGGTTCCTGCGACCTGGGAACAAATAACTAAACTTAATAAAATTTTCATATTAATCTTGACCTATCTTATTTATCATCTATATAGATAAGATAAATAAATATAAATATTAACTATTATACAGGAGAAAACATGAAGAGTAAAAGCAGAACCTTCTATAATCTTGTCACAGAAGTAGATAACATACTTGGTAAAATGCATGCCAAAGAAATAGATGGTCAACCTATACACCCAGGAACTGATCATTGGAATGAAACAAGAGATAGATTAATGGGTATTAAAATAGGTGGTATAACTAGGTTTACTACATATCCAATCAATTGGAGTATGTCAGAGCATTTAATACTTGATGAATTGTGCAGTAGAAAAGATGTACATGAAGCTC